AAAGTAGCTAGAGCAAATGCTTGTTCTCCAGTCTTTGAATCAGGCAATGTTTATTATCCTCCTGATGAACATTTTGCTGAAGAGGTTATTGAAGAATGTGCTGCTTTCCCACATGGAGCTCATGATGACTATGTCGACAGTATGACACAGGCTGTGTTAAGATACCGCCAAGGTAATTTTGTAGGCACTTATATGGACGAACCAGAGCCTATGAAAATTGAAAGAGAATATAAATATTATTCAGTGTAATTATATGGGAAAACTTTGTCCAAGAGGAAAAGCTGCAGCTAAAAGAAAATTTAAAGTCTATCCAAGTGCATATGCAAATATGTATGCTTCAGCTGTTTGTTCTGGAAAAATAACACCTGGTGGTAAGAAAGGTGGAGGAATTGTTAAAGCTAAAAGAGCTAGAGGTTGTGGAAAAATAATGGATGAAAAAGTAAAGATAACAAAATATTATTAATATGAGTTTACGTAAATGGGTTGCAGAGAAATGGGTAGATATTGGATCCAAACGTAAAGATGGATCTTTTGCTCCTTGTGGAAGATCTAAAGGTGAAAAAAGAAAAGGTTATCCAAAATGTGTTCCATTAGCTAAAGCTAGATCTATGTCAGAAGGTCAAAGAAGATCAGCAGTTCAGAGAAAAAGAGCAGCAGGAAACACTGGACCAAAGCCAACTAATGTTGCTACCTTTGCTAAAAAATTTGAAGGTGGTATTATACAAGGTAAACCGAAATTAACACAAAGGGGATGGAGATAATATGGCTAGAGGTACTTGCTGGGAAGGCTACGAGCAAAAAGGATTTAAAAAGAAAAACGGAAGATCTGTTCCTAATTGTGTAAAAAAATTTGCAGGAGGAGATGAAGTTCAAGGTCCTCCACAAAAAGGAGGATATTCTCTTGAACCACAAGTAAGAGGTTCTACTTCTTTTGATCAAAATATTGAAAAGAAAACAAAAGGAGCAAGTTTATATTTAAGCACTCCTGCTGGAAGAGTCGGTGTTCATTATGATAAAGACACTGATAGATATCCAGATAATTTTAAAATGGATACAAAAACAAAATCTGTAAGTTATGATATTCAAAAAGAAATTGGTAAGGGTACACTTACTGCTGGAGCTTCTTTAGGAAAATCTGAAAACGAATTAAGAAAAGGTAAAACTAAACAAGGAATGATTTCTTATACTATTCCTATTGGAAAATATAAAGGCGGAATTATAAAGGGTAAACCAAAACTTGCATTGAGAGGTTGGAAATGAAAAAACTTAAAGTTAGAAAATTATTACCAGGCGGATTATTAACAAAAACTATGCGATTATTAGTTTCAGCTGGACAAAAATCAGGAGTACCAAAACTTAGTGAAAGAGTAATAGAAAATGAAAAATTAATTAATACTGGTAAAGAAATTATTAAAAATGATCCAAAAAAATTTCTTTCAGTTGAAAATAAGTTGGGACCAGAAGTTACTAGAGATTTAGCAAGAAATATATCAAAAGGAGAAAAAGCCAGTTATTATAAAAAAATTCTTAAATCAGGAAAAGAAGATCCAGTTCTTAAAAAAGAGAATATTGGAATAGATGAATCAATCACTAAATTAGATGAGTATGGTAAAAAATTAGTAGATACTACAAAAGCAATTATTGATAAAGATATTCAAAAACCTTTATTACAAAGTAAAGGTGGCATTATAAAAGGCAAACCAAGAATTGCACAACGTGGATGGAAGTAAATGGCAGATCTTATTCAGATACAGCCTTTAGTCGATTCTCTTAAAAAAGGCGAAGACATCCCAGTTAAACTTCCAGTAGTCGATTCTAAAAAGGATAGTGATCCATCGGCCGTTGGCGGGTTGGCAGCGTTGGCTGGAGTTACACTAGCGACAGCTGCGGGGTTATCAAGAATACCTGGCGTAAGACAATATTTTAAAGAGTTAATTCCAACAACAAAAAAAGTAGTTGAAGCAACTAAGAAGACACCAGAAGTAATGGTGAATAAGGAAGTTGAAATTGGCAACATACCAACGGCCACTGGACAATCTTCAGAATTAGTTGTTCAATCTCCTCAACTTCCAAGAGCTAGAAGTAGGATGGGTGAAGCAATTAACAATCCACTTAATTTTGGAAAACCCTACAATCAAACTGTTAATCCTGTCATTCAAGGATCTTCTGCTTATGATAGAGCATTAGAAGCTCCATTTGAAACAGCTCAAGCTAAAGATTGGATTAAATGGTTTAAAGATGCAAACAGAGCTGATTTAAAATATTCATCAGGACCACTAACAGGTGTTTCAAGAAGAGTAAATCCAGAAGAATTAGAAGATGCTAATTTATTAATTGAACGTGGTAAAGAACCTATTGGTGGTTTTTTAAAATATGCTGCAGATTCTAATATGTCAGTCCCAAGAGAATTGCTTTTAGAAGTTATAAGAGGAAATCCAGTTAACAAAATTAAAACATTAAGATTAGAAGTACCCGGAAGTCCAGAAAATACATTTACATCTTTGTATACTAAATTTTCAGATTTACTTGATGGAGATCCTAATCTTAGAAAAGCTATTCCAGCAGAAGATGCTGATTATATGGCTAGTAGTTTTAGAAATTTTATAAACAAATCAATAAATACAAATCGTCCATTAGAAATGGAAGATATTAATACTATTCAAAGAAGAATTGTAGATGCTTCTAGAAGAATAGAAGATCCTACTACAAAACAAAAGTTAGCTGATTATTTAAAAGAATTTAATAAAGCAACAGGAGAGTATAATCAATTAAACACTAAACCTACAGATCCAGATATAGCTCCTAATATTTCTTCTTTCTATCCAAAAAATAGAGATAAGAGAGGTTATCATTTATCTGGAGGAGAAAATTATGCTGAAGATGTTTTGTATGTTCCAGGGAAAATACCTAATACTAGACGTGGTAAATTTGATTATTTAGATGCAAGTCCGCATTATTTAAGTAATACTCAAAATGAAATAGCTTTTGTTCGTTATGATGATTTACCTAATCCAATGCTAGACGGCAAAAGACATATGCGTGTTCATGAATTACAAACAGATATTCATTCTCCACAATTTTCTCAAAATGCAGATACTAGAGAAAGTTATTTTAGCAAAAAAATAAATCCTTATAATCAAGATATAAGTTTAAAATTATTAAATGCTAAAAGAAAAGAAATTACTGATAAGCTACAACCTTATTTAGAATTAGGTAGAGGACAAACTGGATTAACAAGAGCACAACAACAAGATCTTGCAAGATTAAATTATAAGTTAACTGAAATTGATAGATCTTCTTTAGGAGGACTTAGTAGAGCTGGAGTTTTAGATGGAACCACAGGTGCACCTTTAAGCAGATCATATGCAGACTTTGTAATTAAAAATTTAATGAGAAAGATGGCTGAGAAAAATATTAACGCTATCAGTATTACTCCTTCTACTGTTAATAGTGGAATAAAAATGTTTGATAAAAATAAATTTGGAAATGAAATTAATTATGGATTAAATAGTGGTAAAGCTCTTTTAAAAGATAAAAAAACAGGACAAGTAAAAGAATCTTCCGAACTTTCTGTTAATAATAAAACATTAAGTAAAATAGCAAAAGATTATGGAGCTGTTTATAAACAAATGAAAGTTCCAAGAAGCAATCCTTATAAAGAATGGAAAGTTATTATTGAAAGAGAAGTTCCTAGAGAAGCTGTTGAATCAAAAAGAGCTATCTATGATTTTAAAGGTAGAAATAGTTATTTCTTTGATGACCATGTGGCTGCTTTTGACACAGAGAAAGAAGCAAACATATTTGCTCGTACATTTGGAGAAAACTCTAAAGTTAAAAACTTTAAGATAGATGATGCTAGAAATTACTATGATGCAATGACTTTGTATGCAGATAATAACATTTTAAAAAAATTCTTATTGCCACAAAGAGCCTATTATAGTATAGGTGGATTTGTTGATGAAACTAATATATTCAAGCCGATTATTTAAGATATCTTTATTTCTATTACTTTGTTCTTGTACTACAACTCAAAATGAGGTACAGAACAGGTTTGAAAATATATCAAAAAAATTTAAACATATAATATTACCGTGACGATACGAGGAGACTCCAAAGATTATAACTTATTAGATAATTGGGTAAGAATGATAAAGTTAAAATCAGATAATGTTTTAACTTGTGAAATAGGAGTTCGTGAAGGACTTGGTTCTAAAGTTATAATGGACGGTATGAGAGCCAATCGTTTACAAAATTATAAACATATTGGAATTGATCCTTATGGCAATTTAGAATATCAACACTATGACTACTCTCCGTCTTACACTGCAGATTATACTAATGAAATGAGATTGCAGTTAGAAAAAGATTTATCTGATTACAAAGAATTTAAATTGTTTCATATGACAGATAAAGAATTTATAAGACGTTATCCAGAATATGGTCCATTTATACTTGTACACTTCGATGGTCCTCACATGACTAAAGATGTTTTAAACGAAGCTATATTTTTTGCAGAACGAAGCATTATAAATACAAGATTTGTTTTTGATGATTATCAAAAATTTAATATGAAACTAATAGCAGATTCTTTAAAGTATTATGGCTTTGAAGAACTGGATAAAGGTGAAAATAAAATATGTCTAGAGAAGAAGACACCATAATTAGTTTGCCTTCTTATAGGCAACATTGGATTCATACCAAGCCTTATGGTCATGATATAGTTATTTGGGCAGATACAGGTAAAATTACAATACAATGTAAATGGCCAGATATGGAAAGATCAAACAACAACAGAGTTAAAAGAAAAGACAGTAGCAAAGTAGATTTATAGTCTATTTTGCATTATTATTAGGAAGAACAAGACCAACTAAACTTTTTTAAATGGCTATTGATAAAAATAATCCCGTTACTGATGAAGTAACTGTCGAAGAAGAAAAAATTGTAACTCTTCCTGGTGATACTGAAGAAGCAATGCAGGAAGAGTCTCAACAAGATTTCTATGCCAATCTTGCGGAAGATATGGATGACAGAATACTTTCTCAAATAGCAAACGATTTAATTTTTGATTACGAAAAAGACAGAGAGTCTAGACAAGATTGGGAAGATGCTTACATTAAAGGTTTAGATTTACTAGGATTTAAATACACAGAACAAAATAGACCATTTAAAGGTGCAGCCGGTGTCACTCATCCATTATTAGCTGAAGCTGTTACACAATTCCAAGCACAAGCATACAAAGAATTATTACCACCCGAAGGACCAGTTAGAACTCAAGTTGTTGGATTAGAAACAGATGAAATATCTCAACAAGCTCAAAGAGTAAAAGATTTTATGAATTATATGATTATGGAGAAGATGGAAGAATACACTCCAGAGTTTGATCAAATGTTATTTTATCTTCCACTTGCAGGATCTGCATTTAAAAAAGTTTATTATGATGCAATTTTAGAAAGAGCAGTATCAAAATTTATTCCTGCTGAAGATTTAGTAGTTCCTTACTATGCAACTGATCTAAAAGATGCTGCAAGAATTACACATGTTATTAAACAATCAGAAAATGATTTAAATAAAAAAATGGCGAGTGGTTTTTATAGAAAGATAGAGCTAAAAGAACCAGTAGAAACAAACAAAGATAAAATTCAAGACAAATATGACAAAATAGAGGGTGTTAACCCTTCAGATGGAGGAACTTTATACACAATTTTAGAAATGCATATTGATTTAGACTTGTCGGAGTACATGACTGACAACAAAGAAGATCAAATCAATATAAAAATTCCTTACATCGTAACAATTGAAGAAGATTCTAAAGAAATTTTATCAATTTATAGAAATTATAAGGAAGATGATCCTAAATTTGTTAAAAAAGAATATTTTTCACATTTTAAATTCTTACCTGGACTAGGTTTTTATGGTTTTGGACTGATCCATATGATCGGTGGCCTGTCTCGAACAGCAACTTTAGCTCTTAGACAGCTATTAGATGCTGGTACTTTGTCAAATTTACCTGCTGGATTTAAATCAAGAGGCATGCGTGTGCGAGATGACGATCAACCAATACAACCTGGTGAGTTTAGAGATGTAGATGCCCCTGGTGGAAACATAAAAGATCAATTTCAATTACTTCCATTCAAAGAACCAAGTGCAACTTTGTATCAATTAATGGATTATTGTGTGCAATCAGGTCAAAGATTTGCTTCAACTGCAGATATGCAAGTAGGAGATGCTAATCAACAAGCTGCGGTTGGTACAACTATAGCTCTTCTTGAGCGTGGAAGCAGAGTAATGTCAGCTATTCACAAGAGATTGTACTATGCAATGCGTATTGAGTTTAAATTATTAGCTAAAGTTATCGCTGAATACTTGCCACCGGAATATCCTTACTCTGTTTACAATGCAGATAGAGTTATTAAGGTAATGGATTTTGATGACAAGGTAGATATTTTACCAGTTGCAGATCCAACTATCTTTTCAATGTCACAAAGAATTACTTTAGCACAAACACAATTACAAATAGCTCAATCTAATCCTCAATTGCATAATATGTATGAAGTTTATAAAAGAGTTTATGAGTCATTAGGTACAAAACAAATTGATCAATTGTTAAATCCAGAAGTTACACCTCAACCTAAAGATCCAGCTATTGAGAATATGGAAGGATTACAAATGGTTATACCAAAAGCATTTCCAGAACAATCTCATGATGCTCATATAGCAGCACATGCAGCATTTTTAAAAACTAGAATGGTTCAAATTAACCCACAAGTGTATGCCTTATTACAAGGACATATTTCTGAACATGTATCATTTAAAGCA